AAAATACAATCTTCTACTTTTTTAGGACGATACTTCTCTACCCATAATAATTCTTGCATTCAAAACTCCCATAATAAAATTAAATCTCAAAAATACAATTAATGACAATACGAGTATCATTAACTTTAGGACAACTAGCAGAATGTATCTGATTAGAATCAAATATAACTGCTCGTCCTTTTTTAGGAGAAATTGTTTGGCTTACTTTTAAAAGTCCAACAGGTTCACCTAAAAAGTATTTATCATATAATATAGTATCACCATCAGAATCATTTACATAATACAATAGTGAATATTTACCAATGGCATCTATTACTCCATTTTTCATGTTTAAACCATCAACGTGTGGCGGTTGTAATGTTGGACCTGAAGATGATACAAGTAAATTAGATTTGATTCTCTTTGTATATTTAACTTTTGCTTCCATTGTATTTTCAAAGCAAGCAACTAATACACCAATATATTTTAGAAAATCACTTTGTAATTCATTTTCTTTTACGAATGTGTGTCTAAATTGGATATGATTTTTTGTTGGAACATCAACATGAAAGTATTTTTCAACATCCATGTCTCCGTATCCAGCAGATTCATCATTAAATGTCCAACCAAATTCTGGACCCGTTAATAAGTATAAAATTGAATCCTGATAAACTTCAGGAATAAAATCATCTATTATTAACGGAGTCATTATTTTACTTCTGTCATGCCTTCAAACAAAGCTTCAAACTCTTTTGATTCAGCAACTTCGGTTTGAAATGATTGTTTATATTGAACACGAGCCATTTTCTTAATAATCTTTTTAGGAATTTTTAAGAGGTCATGAGTAGAGTCAATAATATCTTTCATATCACCTTTGAGTGTGTCAGTCTTGTGCATTACAAGAACCATTTCATCAACGGCACCTTTAAGAGCTTTTAATTGCTCATCATTAAATGTGCCAAATAAAGTTTGAATTGTTGGCATTATTTAGCACCTTGAATTGCACCAACAACATCAAGATAAGCTTCAGCAACAGCAACATTACCATTTAACATATTGATAAGTGTGCGTTCTTCTTTATCTTCAGGTGTTGCTGTAAATACTAAAGCAACGTGTTCAGGATTAATCGCAATCGGTTTTCCTGTATCGACTTCTGTGAATGATAATAACATATTATGCTCCTAATTTAGATTCTTTTGCCTCAAATGCTATCCAATATTGAATATCATCTTTGGTGTTTTTAAAATGACCAATACCTTTGAAAGAAATTTGAACATCATAACTTCCTGGTATTAGTTTAATGTTTTCGGTTTTAAATACAATATTGTATTGTTTACCGTTACCTGTGCCGACTTCAATTGCGTTTGTGTGTGCTGAGTTGTCTGCGGCATCAAAAGTAATTACTTCGATTTTATCTCCGTCAGATTTAATTCCGATATGAGGTGATGATAAAACAGATGCTGTTTTTAAAGCCCAATCTAAATCTTCGGATGATAATGTGAATGAACAATCAACAGATGGAAGAGTTAATTCTTTTTCTGGTGGTGTTACAATCATCTCTTTAGCGGTCATACGATAACTTGTTTTACGTTTACCGCTTTTGAATACGATATTTGTTGAGTCAAAATCTAGTTCAGCTGAATCTTTAAATAAAGAATGGACTGATAAGAATTGATTCAAATCGTAAATACAAAAATCTTGTGGGAAATCATCTTTAAGATTTGCTGTAGCTAACACAGTCTTACTTGCTGAAACTGTTGTTAGTTTTGTGCCTTTCTTAAATTGAATGCCTTGATTGATTGAAGAGAAATTCTTCAATACGCTTAGTGTTTCGTTAGATAACTTCATAATTTTCTCCATGATGTAATTTATTCATTATAATACTTTCTAACCTATTTGTCAATACTTTCTTTATATTAACTCGTAAGTCTTCCTTTGTTCCGTTGTTGCATATTGTTGCATCAGTATTACTTCCTACCCATGCCCATTCTGATTCATGAACACCAAAATTATTCATTAGTGCTCGTTTGAATTCCATATCTGATTCTGGATTAGCCATATCATCATACCAAATAGGATTTTGTCCTCTTTTGAGTTCGATTACAATACCACCTTTTTTATGTATCCAATCTATTTCATTTGGAAAACGAACATCAGTAATAACATAATCTGTAGCAAACCTAATTCTATTCTCTAATGACAATACCCAAAAATCTTTATGGAATGTATCACGACCAGCTTCAGTACCAACTTTTTGTAGTGCTTCACGGGGGGTAAAATCTCTGCCCATCTTATCAGACCAGAATTTATCTGGCGTTTCTCTAAACAGGCGTGATTCGCCTGTATCACCTTCTAAAAGATGCCTAGGCCAATTAAACATGACGGAGGCGACATCTTTAACACCATTAGCAAAGCTCTCTTGTTGAAAGCCAAATTCTTTTAGAATATCACCGGCAGTCCCTTTACCTGACCCCATGAAGCCTACAAACCCGATAATCATTTACGTTTTTGGTATAATGATTGAATTTGTTGAATATTGGAGGTGTTAGCTTCAATTGGTCTGTATTCCATTTTAGATAATAAATCTCTAATTTTATCAATATTAGACATTACATTTCTCCAACAAAATTAGCAACAGCAGGCATATCACCATGGAAGTGATAAGTACCAATGTGTGCAGTTCTCATCCATGGACATAAGAAGATTTGTCCACCAATTTTACGCCACATTTGGCAGAACATATAATCTTCTGAAAGATATCTGTCTGAACCGCCACCTGTAATACTGTCTTTAGTATCGATAACAGTATCAAAGAAAGCATGAATATAACGAGATCCGTCAAAGTGTGCTTGACCAACATGGTCTGGTTTATATCGAATTTCTGGATATGCTTTTTCCATTTTAGCAAATACTTCTCGTTTAACCATCATGAAACCTGTGCCAATCTCTAACACATCTAATGGATCAGATACATTGAATTGTGCAGTTCCTTTAACTGGATTAAATACGAAATCTCCAACAACTTTTTCTAAATCTTGTGGATTAATATTTGGATTCTTTTTGAGTGCTGTAACAGCTGAACGCCATTTGATTGCTTTCTTAGGATAAGGACCGCCAATCACATCTTTGTCTAGTGCTAACATAGCAATAACATCTTGTGGTTGAAAGTTAATATCAGAGTCGATGAATAGTAAATGAGTAGCATCTGAACGATGGATAAACTCATCAACAAGATAATTTCTTGCTCGAGTAATTAAAGATTCATTGAATAAAAATGAGAATTTAACTTGAATGCCATATTGCATACAAATTGATTGTAAGTCTAAACATGACTTCATGTATAAACCATGGTTCATGCCACCATACATTGGTGTTGCTACAAACAAGCGTTTCGTTTGTAGTTGTTCTTTTTTAATTGAAATTTCCATATGCTCTCCGTAATAATAAAAAAAAGGAGTTAGTCATTGCGGCTAACTCCTCTTTGAATCTGCTTATTGATTAAGCAGTGAAAGAATAGCCAGCACGTAAAGCAGCTTGAACAAGTGCTTTAGATGGAGTGCCTAAGCGATAGTATTTTACTTTGTTACCATTAGCATCTAACTTTGTGTTAGTGTAGATAACATTACCTTCTTGACGTAGTTCGTCAATACGAGCAGACACATTTTTGATGCCAAAACGGCGTTGTGCTTGCTTAACTGTGAATGTGTTGTAACCTTCTTTTTGTTTTAAGGCTTTTAACATTTTTTCTTTTGCTGATAACTTCATATATAACTCCTTCATAATTTAATAAAAAACCTCGTATCACAACGAGAAATAACATCATATCATATATGTATGACATAAGTCAATACATTTTGTGGCATATTTAAATTACTACCGCTTTTCCATTAATATCAACAACACCACTTTCTTTTGGTTTGCCGTTATTGAATGGATCAGGTGTAATATCTTGTGCTAAAAATCCAATAAATTTTATTGGATGGCTAGCAATAATATCTTCTAATTTTACTTTTAAACCTAGTTTTTGCATACGGAAAACTTCTGCTTCACAATCAAGTCGGATAAAATTATCAAAAGCTTGTTTGTATTGTTTTCTTTGTTTGTATAATTTAGGAGCAGGTTCTGGTTTAGAGATCCAAGCAAAATATTCAATTTGTTGTCCATTATAATCTTTATATAAATTTTTAGATTCATATAATGTTGTTTTTGGAGTTTTTTGACTTGTGATATAACCCAATCTATTTGTTTTACCATATCTTGCTTCTCCTTGAAATGGGAGATTATTTTTTTCAGCAAATGTTTTGGTTGAATTTGAACCTGTACCGGCATGATAACATAACAAAGTATCAGAAAAAGATACTTGCCTTCTAACTCTCTCAAAAATTGTTTTTTGGTTATTTGGAGTTTTATCTGCTGCTAATACTGATATAAGTTCTTTTACATCATTATCATCATTAGGTATTTCTTTACTAGATATAGATTCAACAACTTGCTTAACAATATCATCCAGTGTATTTGGTATAACTGGCGTTAAATGATGATTAGTTGTTACTCTATGAATTCTTTCATCTTTTGGAGAATCAAATTCTAATACATCATATATCATTGTATCCCATTTAGCTTGTTCTGCAGCTGCATCTCTATGGTAACCAGATAATCCAATAAATCTATTTTTATTATTTGGATCAACTTTTACTGTAGGTGGCGAACAAGTATTAATAAATCCATTAACAAGAAATGAATCTCTTAATTCTGGAATTCTTTCTACTACCACTTTAAGTAATCTTGGATTTTTATCTTTTGGATAAGTAACATCCACGCCTCTTTTTAAAACTACTCTTTTAATGTGGCTAACTCCTTTTGGATATTTTGGAGGACACATTTCTAAAGATTTTTGCACATCAAATAGTGCTTTCATATAATTCTCCTTAATTAAATTAGAACATCTAAAATAATACTACCAGATACTAATTCTACTGAATTAATATCCTTACTACTATCTACCAACTTGAACAAGATATTTTTCTTTTGTTTCTTCCCAAGTGAGGTAAATTAAGTCATCATAGAATAAGGATTCTTTAGATACCTTATCTTTCTTCTTGAGCATTGATATTCTACCTTTAGCATATTTGGTTTTCCAAATATCAGTAAGTGCTTTAGTGGAAGTATCAAATGATTTAACCAACTGGTCGTCAATAATTTCTTTTCTTAAATATTCGTTTGTGTTGTTATAGAGTGGTGCAAAGTAAATACCACGTTGATGCTCTGTTCTAATAAGTTGCTTAGGTATACCAAGTTTTGGATAAGCAAAGTTTAATGAACGGTTCTTATGGTCACGCTTAAGTGGAAGACCTTGAGTATTTTTGGCATCCCACCATTCAAAGTATTTGCGTGGATAATTCTCTTTAATCCAATCATATATCATCTTTGAGGTTGTGCGTTTAGGTTCAAAGGCAACAGAACCAGATGAGAATCCCATAGCGTTCCAATGTTCTAGACCATCATATTGAGATAGACCGCCTGCTTTAGATTTACCATATAGTGATGTTGTGGTAACTGCCACAAGTGTATCACCATATCTTTCTTTCCAATCTTTTTGGACTCTATCATCTAAACATAATAAAGCAAGCAATTTACCACCCATGTAATTATATCCAAGTGGTTGTAGTGGAACAATTGTTGAACCAATTGCTGTATGATTAATCATACCTTGTTGTGTTTTAACATCTCTAGACCAACCAATCGCTATATCTCTTGGTGTCAAATCAAGAAAGTCTGATGAGATACAAATCACACCAAGATATTTGCCTGTAGGTTCATCTTTTACTGTATAGAATAGATTTCTGCCAATGTTAGAATTGTTTTTCATTGTTGATGAGAATGTTCTGATAGCATTCCATCTTTCTGCCAAATCACCGTTAGATAATTCTAATATAGGTTGTAGCTTTTCATAGTCATCTGGATTCTCTGGCATCCAAAAGTTCTTTTTAACATCTTTAATAATCTTTTCTTGCTCTGGATTAACCATTTGAAGTTCTTCACCAAATAGTGTAGATACCATTTGAGTTGGATATCTCTCTTTAACTTCACACCATTTTTGATAGAGTGTGTATTCTTTCACATCCATTTGTGACGCATAGGTCAAATCTTCAATCAACTTCTCTTTAAGAATTGATGTGTCTATGTGTTGAAATGTTGATGGAGGATTGGCTTCTTGCCATTCTGACCATTGTTTTTCTACAAACTCTATCGGTGTTGCCATTAAAATAATCCTACCTTTTTCGCTAACTTCATTCGTTTTTGCATACCAATTTTTAATGCTAAAGGTTTACATTTAGAAGTATACACTATTCCATTCATATGGTCAAGCTCATGTTGAAAACATCTTGCAGATATACCATTAAATGTTGCCGTCTTCTTTTCACCCACAAAGTCTTGGTATTCAACCTCAATCATTTCTGGTCGTGTAATTCTTAATGCCAAGAAAGGGAAAGATAAACAGCCTTCAACCATATGTGCTTCGCCTGTAGCTTTAGTAATTTTTGGATTAAAAAATGCTACATATTCATCACCAGCACCCATAACAAAAACTCTATATGCAAAACCACATTGATTAGCTGATAAACCAATACCGTGATTCGCTTTACAAGTTTCCACTAATGTTGAAGCAAACTTATTTGGATCAACTGGAGGATTCGTAAAATCAAACTCTGGTAATACTTGTGAAAGTATTGGATGCGTTTCAGGAACTAATTGAAACGTCTCTGGCGGAGGTTTTGGTGCCTCTATTGGTTTTACCAAATCTTCCGTATTAAACTTAATTATTTCATCACTCATTTTGCCACCTGACTAAAATTATTAACTTTTTCAAATTTAACAACAGACCTAAACTTATCAAACAATTGGTCACCCTTATGAGAGATAACAAATACATTTGTGTCTGTTCCCATTTCATGTATTAGCTTCAGAAATTCTTCTGTGCCAATACCATCTAAAGAAGAATCAAACACTTCATCTAGTATGAGTAGATTAGTATTTGTAGAGTTCTTTAGTTTAGCAATCTGACGCCATGTAAACAATAGCGCCAAATCAATTCTCATCTTTTCACCTTCTGAAAAATTAGAATAACTAAATTCATCACGGTGTCGAGATTTAATTGTTTCTTCAAAATTCTCATTGATATTGAAGTTTACAAAGAAGTCCATTGCAGCCAAATATTTGTTAATCAATTTATTCATGATAGGTAAATATTGGCGAATAATCTTTGTTTTAATACCAGAATCTTTTAATAATGCCGAAGCAAATTCAAGATATTGTTTTTCAACAGACAGCTCTTCTTGTTTCTTAATTAATTCAGCAAGAGATTCTTTTAATTCTTTTAACTTGGTATTTTCTTCTTCAAGATTATCTTTACGAGAATTTAAATCACTTATTTCTGTTTGTAATTTACTAATATATGTTTGAACAGCAGATATTGTAGAGTTGTGTTTAACAATCTCATTATTGTGTTCTTGAATATGTTTAATTATTCCTTGGATTTCAATAATTCTTCTATTAGCTGATTCAATTTGGGATGCGAGTCCTTGGAGTCCTGTTGTGATTTCACCAAGTTTTGTCCGTCTAGTATCAACTTGGTTTGTTCTAAAAGACTCCTCGATATTCTGTTTACAGGTGGGGCAGTTGTCGTTTTCTTCATAGAATGTTATATCCTTTTCAATTTTCTTAACATTAGATTCTAGTTTAGCTTCTAATTGAAGAAGTTTTCTAGATTTATTTTCAATGCTAAGTTTGTCATTAATTTTACTTTGTAGTGAATCAATATGCTTTTGAATCAAAGCAATATCATTAAATAATTGTTCAACTTGTTGCTCTGATGTTTCTATTTCCTTTTGCTTCTTTTCTATTTCAGAATCATTTTGTTTTCTATGTTCTTCAATATTATGTTTTTGGAGATTAATCTTTTCAGATGTCAAGTCCATATCATATTTGTTTTTAGTGTAGCCATCTTTAATAGCTGACATCTTTTCTTTAACAACAGAATTCATTGTTGAGAAAATTTGAATATCAAGTAAGTCTTCAATAATTGCTCGTCTATCACCAGGTGATAATTGCATAAACGGAACAAATGAAGCAGAACCTAATATAACCACTTGTGTAAATGATTTATAATTAAGTTTGAGTATTTGCTTTTCTAATTGTTCTTGGTAATCAACAGATTTGGCATCTTGGTCAACTAATTTCCCGTTGAGATAGATTTCAAATGTGTTTGGCTTAATACCTCGAATAACTTTATATTGTTTCTGGCCAATAGAAAATTCAACTTCAACAACACCTTCTGCTTGATTAATAGAATTAAGCAAAGACGGCTTACTAATTTTACGAAATGGTTTACCAAATAAACCAAAACACAATGCATCAAGTATGGTTGATTTACCTGCACCATTACGACCAATGATAAGTGTGTTAGTTGATTTTACTAAACTGATTTCAGTAAAAGCATTACCTGTGGAAAGAATATTTTTCCACCGAAGTTTTTGAAATATAATCATTCGTTCTCTAAATTGATTGCTTCAACATAAAGCTGACGCATCACAGTTTTAAGTTTATTGTTGTCAATATTATCTTCTTTAATGCCATCCACAAATTTTTCAATAATTGTCATTGTGTCTTCAGCCTGGTCCACCATATCATTTTCCACGCCTTCTGTCAAGTCTGTAAAATCTTCAGCTATAGTAACATCAGCAGGATTAACGGCATATAGATTCGACATAAACTTATCGAATAGATATGGATTAGTCTTATTGATAACAACCACTTTAACATATGTGTTAGCATACTTACTTAAATCCATACCATTAATTTCTGTGATTGAATTCTCTTTATCATTATATGGTAATTTATGGAACATTGTATTTGGATTAGGAATAAATTCGAGTTCTAATGTTTTCGTGTCAAATAAATGGAAACCACGAGTGTCATCATAGTCACCCCATGTTAATTCGTATGGATTACCAAGATAGTAAATATTATCTTGATGATGCCTGTGATGATAATGACCAGAGAATACCATATCAAATCGTTTGAATATATTTCTATCTAAACCTTCTTGACTTGGAAAACCTCGTTGCATAGCAAACCCAGCAATCTCAAAATGTCCCATACAAACAATAGCATCAGATTCTTGAATATGTTGCATAGCTTGAGCATAATTATCTGGTGCTATCCATGGTATCATGCAGATTGCAGTTTCATCAAGATATATGTCAGTTGGTGTATCAAGAATTTCAATGTTGTTATATTCTGCTAATAATAAATCGACAGAATTTACATCATTAGTGTTCTTAAAATATGTATCGTGATTACCAGCAATCATATGAATTTTGATACCTTCAGATTCAAGAATATCAAAAAACATTTCTTTTGTTCGTTTGAGTGTATGGAAGTTTACATACTTTCGTCTATCAAAAGTATCTCCAAGGATAAGGACCGTTTTGATGCCTTCAGCTTTTAATTTTGGAAAAAATGTATCACGATAAAACTTTTCGTAAAAATCCAAAAACTGAGGCGAATCGTTCCTAGCACCAAAGTGCTGGTCTGTAATAATTGCTACTTTCATTTATTTAATTTCTCAAGTCTGCTTAATTCAGCTTCATAAGCTCTTTTTCTCAA